GGGGGGGGGGGCTTTGCCCCTATACCGTCCTCGACGGTATGTACCGAATCTCGGTACGTGGTGCTGTCTCAGACAGCACCAGCGTCGAACCTCACGGCCATGACGCGACCACCCTTTTCAACGGGCGTTTTGTTAATGCGGTACTTGTACCAACATTGACAATATAACCACGACTTAGTCTTAGCGACATTAGCCGTGGTTACGATGAACCTGATACGAGAGAACAAGTCTGACGAAACAGGTTCATCAAAGGTAAAACGATAAGAAATCTTATCGTCTGCCTCAAGTAGCTTCATCGTAGGATACCTAGAATTCACCACCATAACGCTATACCTATCAGCGGCAAGATCGCCGGCATGATCGATACCCGTTATACCCGCATACGGAACAACAAGGTCCGCTGTGGCGTCCACCTTTAACATGATCAACATTTTGCTGATCATGCAAGGTGAGGCGGGCGGTTTAAAGGAGAGTAAGACCGCTGACTTACCATGAGGTAGAGCAGCGAACTTACCAGGATCCCCATCTACACCGATGAGAGAAGCCGGTTCCCACATAAACACACCCGTCGGCTTCTGCTTACGAGGTTTTTCTTTCCTCGCAACAGAAGACTCGGGAACATCCCGCACCGGGACCTTCCCGGTGGTTGAAGACGACGAGGACCCACTCTTCCTCTTCGACTTCAAGAAGGCATTAAGGACCTTCTCCTTCTCCACAAACGGGAGATTACTAAGAGTCATACCATCGTCACGGGCCTTGCGAATATCAAAGCCGTAACTGATAGCCTCTTGAAGCTTAGGCCAAAGCTTCGGTCCAATAAAAGCATACTCCTTAGGAACATTCTTCGGGAGTGCCTTAGGTGCCATCTCGATGAGTGTAATACAACGTAGTAAAACAACAGATCAAGACAATACCAACCTTCAACGAGTTGAAAGTTAGTAACTTACCGACCGGTCTCGTTATGTAACGGCAGCGGTTCGGTACCGTCGAAAGGTTCCAATGGAATCGTGAGTGGCTCAAAGGCCCAACCAACGTGATAACCATAAGAGGACATCACGGGAAACCCACGATCAACATCGAAACCCTCTTTGACAATGAACAACATATAAACTGTGTTCAGGGGATGAACGTCCATGACGGGATAAATCTTCACGACATGGTAACGATCATGTTTACCGCATTTGCATACCAACATATCTTGAAACAATGTATAGTAACAAAGCGGTTCCCAAAAGTGGGGATCGAACACCGCGCTCGGAATAAGTTCAAACTTCCCTACGAATAAGGGAGGAACTTCCTCAAAGACAACGGCCTCGAAAGATATCGACTTGAGTCCATCTCTTTCACAAAAGGGACAGACACCGACAAGCTCGAAGTATGCTAAGTGGTCTAAACACCGCTTAACAAAACGCCGAGAATCCTCCGGCAAACAAGCCACAGGATCTCCCTCCTCAACTGCTGCGTGAGGTGGGATTTCGTCAGGACGCGGTACATCACGGGGCCCAAAAGGCTCAGGCCGCAGGTCATCACCCGCGGACACGGAACCTTGCCCAGTGACGTGGCGCACAGCGAAAACACCCGCCAAGGGTACACTGAGAGTCACCATGGCCGCGAATAAACGCGACCAGATGCGACGTGGGTTCGACACAGGCAGAGTAACCGGCTCCTCCGGTTCCAACACAGCGTCGAACGGTACCAAATCCGCGGCTGAATTAACGGCAGCGGAGTCAATATCAATTGACTCCGCCACAGAATCACCCGAGGAAATGGTAAACTCCTCAACTTCAAGAGGACGCAACTCACGAAGGTCACGGAGATTCTCCCCGTCCCCTCCGCGGTTGTTCAGAGCTCTGTGTACCACAGTGCCAGCGACGGCACCGCCGACGACAACTGCAGGTACAACAGCTCTGAAACCCAAGCGCCTAAGTCCTGAAGCACCCTTCATCGTGATATGTAACAATAACAAATCACTAATGGAGAGTGAGTTTCCGCGAGTATCACTCAAATTCGAATCTCCAACACCATTACGTGGCGAGATTGAATGTGAGCGACACCCACGACAAGATCATTCAGACTCCGAGACTTCCAACACGCTCATACCTGGATCGAGACGCGACGATACACGTCGAACACCCCGATCGGGTTTATGAGACTTACGTGGCGAAGCAGGAAAATGAAAGTTCCCGTGACCTTCAGGCAAGACGTCTGGCCGCACGTAAAGATGATGATTTCTACGCACGGACGTCACTCTAGTTAGTGACACATCATCAGGTACAGGGTCATCCCTGTCCGAATAATGTTCGGCTGTCATCACCGCGCTGGCATACAGTGAAGGTGTGAGTACCGAATCGAACGCCTGCTTAACGCGTCCGACAGAAATGCGGAGCGCTTGAGCGGGTCTAGCGACGCAAGAAGTCGTCCTAGCAGAAAACTGAGGAGTCCAAAGGTCAAAAGTGGAGAACGCTGAGTTCCCAGATTCGACGGACGCACCAGTCGAGGTAGACACAATAACAAATGTCCTACCTCCATGCTTCGTCTGCCCTGTGCCAGAATCACACAAAGGCAGCGAGTAGCTGGGATAAAACGCAATAATTTGCGGTCCCTCACCCAACGTTACGGAAACTGTCTGGTCCCTAAGGGCCACTAGTCCAGCTAGCCCAGAATCCGAAAGGTGAAAAGTTACAAAACCAGGACTTCCTAGTTCAACATGCGGAACGAATACGCGAACCACACAGGGAACGTAAACGTAACCGGTACTCCGGGACACAGGGTCCTTAGAGAATAAGTCCTTCCATAAACTTCTAGTTTTAGGAGGGACCAGTAAGGTAACAGCGGTTGGTTCATCAACCACTGATCTTACCAAAGTTCCTAACCCCATACTCTTCAACTCCTTATGTGTAACTTCACCATAAAGGTCGGAAAGTAGGGCTGTAAGGTCAGAACCTTTGATTACTTGAGACATAGCACAAGTAAGGATAAACTTACAAAAGCAAGTTCTAAGTTTATC